ATAATATATAAAATATATATATAGAGTATATGGAGTATTGTTTTGTCATTTCTGTCATAGGATTAAGCTAAAAAAAGGGGGAAGATTCCCCCTTTAATTGGTATAGAATATGGATTAGAACGGAAGATTCTCTTCTATCTCTTCTTTCTTAGCCTTTGGCTCAGGCTTCGCCTCACCCTTAGCCTTTGGTTCAAATGTGTCAAGCTCCATATAGTAGTTACCACTACGTGCAGTCTTCACGTCCAAGTTAACCCAACCATTCTTCTGATGGTTACGTAGGAATGCGATGGCTTCGTCCACCTTAACAGATACTCTGCCAACTACGAAGTCGGGTGCGTCTTCTCTTCTCTTGAATACGAACCCATCTGCAAATGTTTTTTCTTTTTGCTCTGCCATTGTTTTGTTTTTTAAATGTTAAAATAAAAGGTGTCTTCAAAGACACTAATCAAGTGTCTCGTCAATGTAGTAGTTAGCGATGTCGTCCGTTGGATTGGGGCTGAAGTACTTGTTGTATACCTCAATAGCTTTCTCCACTTTCAACTCACCGCCACGTATGAAGTTTTCTGATGGTCTGAATATCCCAAGCTGTGCAGTAGCCTTGTCTATCACATAGAATACCAATGGCTTGCCGAACAACTGCTGATATATGTAGCATTGGGAGTCATAGTTATACTGCTTCGCAGTATATCTGAACTTGTTTATGTCAGACGTTGTCTTGAGGTCAATGATACTATCATCCGTGACTATATCAGCCTTGCCCTTCCACTGCATCCCCTTTATTTCTGCTATCATTGGTTGCTCGTAGATGTTATTGGGTCTGTATATCTCATCGTAAAATAAGATATTGCTTTTCATCACGCTGACAAGGTTCTTAATCTCTTCGACCTCCTTGGTGAGTAGACAGAAGTCAACACTGTGCTCTGCACAGTAGTTCTTGTAATCCTTCGTAGTTCGTGTGCTTACGTCCACGTTAGGTACAACCTCCGCCTTCTCGGGTTCGATGAGTAGCTGATGGAATAGTCTTCCTTCTGCAAAACTTTTATTGTCTTCTCTTTGTACCCTAAAATTTTTGGGGTTACTAAGTAGTACACCAATGTCTGAATTGGATAGGTAGTATTTACCCATACCATTGTAGTACTCGTTGTCATCTTTCAATTGATTTATTATGTCTTGCATGTTAGTCTTTTAGTAGTGCGACAATCTCTTTCTTTAGGGCGGGGCTAATCTTGTACTTGGTATTCAACTGCTGACCAATCTTCTCAATGCCAAGACCTTTGTTAGCTGTTACGTATGCAACAACTCTGTCCCACGCTTCTGTCCCCTTCTTAAGTTCAACCAACTGAGGAGCCGTCTCCTTCTTGGGTTCGCTTACGATTTCGGGAACGTCCTCGCCCGTCCATAGGCTGAGTCCCAATCCGTGCATAGCAATAGCCTTGGCTGTGCTACGCTGAATAGACTTGGTTACATCTGTTGATGTTACCTTGCCGATAGGAATTGAATTGTTCTTGAAGTCCATGATGGGTAGGTAGTCAATGTGCTCGATGTCGTTCACTATAACACCAACCTTTACGTAGGCGGTAACACCATCTGTAAAGTAATTAAGACCCGTGTGGTCGCTCTCGTATACCTTACGCTGAGCATCGGGGTAGATAGCCTTAAGCATAGCCCAAGCATTTGCCCAAGATAGGTAGTCAAGGTTACCCTTCCTTTCGATTTTGTCCTTGACACTGATGGCTGATAATTTTCCGTAAACTGATTCCATTGTATTTGATTTTGATTTAAATGAATACTGCCTTGTCTATTTCCTTAACGATTTGCATGTAGTCTGCGTCCTCCTTAACTCTGTCTGACACATCGTTTATTCCGTGAATAACCGATGAGTGTTGTATGTCGTAGCCCCTCTCCTTCATATACTTTTGAATGTATACTATGGTCATTGGACGCTTGAAGCATAGGTAGTATAGTAGATACCTCGCATCAACTATCTCCCTCTTCTTAGACTTAGAAAACAACTCTTCCTTAGTTATCCCAAACAGGTCAACTATCCTGTCAACATACTGATTAAAAACATCTTGCTTCATTTTGATTAAATTAGTGTGTACGAATATAGTTAATATGTTTAATACTCGTCACTTTTTTTTAAGAAATATTTTCCCACAATACATCCTCTGCCAAGTCAAGTTTAACATAGACCTTGTGGTCCAACATAAAACCCTTTGTCTTAAGCATTTGAATGTAGCTACCTCCCGCATATACCACTACATCAGTAGTGTTCACGTGTAAATACTCTGTCGGATACTTGCTCTCAAACACAAGACGTGGAACTATTCTGCCCGTGTTTATGAACTCTTCCTTTGTGTTTATCCCCGTCATTGAGGGGACTTCCATTGTAAATTCTTTCATGTTAATTTGATTTAGTTTCGTACAAAGATAGTACATTTTTTTATTGCTTCCAACTTTTTGGTATGTCAATATCCCACTCATTACCATTCATTGGATTGTCATACATGCGTATGTCTTCTGAGTAATAGTGTTTGATATGTCCACCCGATAGCCTTACTATCCACACCGAATTGGTATCCAACCCGTAGTCAATGATAAGGATAGCCCGTCCCTCTCCGTGAGGAGTGTGGACGGGTATTGCTGTTTTGAATTCGTGTATCATCCGAATACGATGTCGTTCATGGTTAACAATTGGAAGATGGCATCGCTTGTCTCAGCATCTCCGTTGCCTTCTATCTCAGCAGTTAGGAACTTGGCATAGTGCGGATTGCTTGCCAACCTATTAAGTCTTTGACTGATGATTTGGTAACTGAGCATACCCAACTCCTCCTCCGGATTCTCTGCGTCATTGATAAAGACCTCAACTCCCTTGTCAAAGATTGCCTTGAACATAGCCATTGAGAATGCTTCCTCCTCGCTCTTTGGTACGGCTTGTCTTATCTTGTTGTACTCCTTATCGGTTATGTAATACCAATAGTTACTGCCACCCTCAAGAGCATTTACGAAGATGTTCTCCAACACCTCTCTTTCGATTTTTGTTTTGATGTTTACTTCCATTTTAATTTAGATTTATGTCGTTAAATAAATTATCTCTTTCTGCTAACTTGCTTATCCTTTCCATTGCATCAATAAGAATTAGCCCAAGCATTGGCTCAGTTAGTATTGCCTTGTACATAATCTCAGCAAGTTCTCCTGCTACGCCCTCCACTTGTACGCTTATCCTCTCTTCGTCCTTCTCAATTTTTATGTGTGCCATTTGATTTAGAATGTTAATGTTTCAAAGTCTGTGAACATAAAGATTTTTGCCTTGTGAAAACGTTTCTTTAGGGCGTTTAAAAGTATGTCATTGTCATACTCTTCGTACCCGTCACGCTCTTGCATGACAAGTGGATTGATTACCTCAACAATGTCTTGCTCTGTAAGGTCAGTTAATAGATAAAAGTCTTCTTCTTCGTAGGCTGTTGTGTTGATTCTGTAAACTTGCATTTTGATTTGATTTGATGAGGACTGCATCGGGAGTCGAACCCGAACTGAGACCATCGCAGTCTGAGGATTACTCCTCATTGAAAATTTCAGCACCATATCTTATCTTCTTTGGTATAGGATAGAGGGTATAGAGTGTCTCTAAGTAGTTAAGGAACTCCTCCCTATCATTGTCGGATAGGTAGAGGATTCTATCAATTGTGCCTTGCAATAACATTAGTCTTTCTTGTTCTGATAACATACGTTTACGTTTAGGTTTAGAAATGGGCAGTGTCTTTGAAGACACCGCCTTATTAAAATTACTGAATACTTTTTACACCGATGACAATGAACACCCCTACAATATGGAGTATCCATCCCATTTGAATCTTGTCTTTCATTTTTTCTTCTCCTTCATTAGCACCCGTTACCACACCAAAAATTATAGTACTTAGTACCAATAAAATTCCTGATGAAACTTGGTCGCAATACAATGAAGCATAAGATGGGAATAATGCAACGAGAATTGTTAGAACATTTGCTTTTGACATTTGATTTGAATTTGATGAGCACACGGGGAGGGAATCGAACCCTTCACTTGACAGACCATTCTGCACCCCGTGTAAATCTCCAAGCGTGGAAACGCTCGGAGGTAAACCTAATCACTATGCACTATACTTTAGAACCTCGTTCTCTGAGAACCAATCATTACACCCACTGCAATGAAAGTTACTGAACCCATCGAACTCAAGGTCGTGAAAACAATTTATACAGACGGGCTTCTCATTCTTCACATCGAACTCATCATCGTCAATGAACTCGTCAAGGTATAACTGCTTACCAATTATACGCTCAGCCTCCAATACTTCCTCAGCATCCTCTTCCCACCACTTCTTACTCTTAGCTTCACTTATGAAGCTAAACGTCTGAGTGTATGTCTCGTGGACCTCTTCGCCCTTGTACTTCTCGGCAAGATTAAAGTATATCCAACACGTAAGAACCCTCCCATCTTTCATCTTGATAGGTATCTGCTTTCTGCAATACCAAAAGGGATGACCTTCAAGTGCGTCCAACTCCTTCACCACAACATCACTCACCTTGAACACGTCAACCTCAACATTGTGCCCGATACCTTTCATCTCAAGAAGGTAGGGTAAACCCTTGATGATAAGCGGGTACTTGTCCTCGGTGTGTCCCTTGCCAACGTGCTTGGATGAGGTTAGGAACCGATTGTAATTGCTATACCCCTTCTTCAGTGTGCCATACACGGCAACCAAATTATCCTCAAGTACATTGTTCTTGCTATACCATATCCCATCCCTCTGTGTCCACAACTCTCTGTTGTATATCTGATACGTGCGGTTACGTGTGTTGATTGTCACGAACCTGCTATCGTACTTCTCCAACTCCTTCTTCCACGTGTGACGTGGTATGTCACCCAACGATTCAGCAAGAACCCTTGAGTCACTCTTCTTGGCATCACCCAACTTAGCGATGGTCCCGTTCATCATCAGCCATTCGTTGCGATTCGCACCGCATCTGAACGGATGAGTATTCTCCTTGTTTACCGCACCAATGGTGGCATAACGAAAGTGTGCAATGAACGGACGCTCTGTGTCCAATACCTTGTACTCAGACGACTTATGGTAGGCAACCTCAAAGGTATCCAACCATATAATTCCCAACCCGTGTGGATTGATTCTGCCCGAGGTCTTGGCGACCTCCTTGGGTAGCAGTTTCCCCTTCTGTTTGATAATGATTACGCACATAGGCTTGATTTGATTTGTGGGTAGTGTCTTTGAAGACACAGAACCCGATTAATGAACTAAATTTAAACAAAGGTACGACATTAATTCGACATCGCCAAATTTATTTTTTGGCACTGAACCTGCTACGATTCAGATTCGGATTCAAATAGAGGTACTTAAAGTACGCTCTGTCAACTGCTTCCCATTTAGTGTGGGCAACCATCAGACAGACGAACCTTTTGTCGTAATAGATTTTGAATAGGTAGCTTGATTCCATTGTGATTTGATTTGGTTAAGTCCCCCCGAAGGGGGATTCGTCTATTCAAGACTCATCAGTTAACCTTGATTGTGCCTCAGCCACGCACTGAACTCAAGGATGAGGTCAATGAACGGGGTATCGTTGTACCCGCCCAATACCTCAAGTTCAATCAGCGTGATGTCAGCGTCACCGGTGATGGTCTTGATTCCCTTCTGATTCAAGAACTCAACAAGTGATTTGTCATAGTCAAAAGCGTACGATTTTTTTAGCGTCATTGTAATTTGGTTTGGTTAAGTCGGGGGCAATGCCCCCGATTCGTCTACTCAAGACTCGTCAGTTAACCTCGGTTGATTCGCTTTACCATAGTGTTCCAAGATTGGTTCCCCTTGCACCCGTACCCTTGCGTACCGCAAGAGGTCAAGGTGAGCCCAAAGATGAACATACAAAGGATGATGACTAAGTAAAGGACGTTCAGTGAATTTGATTGTTTCATAGTAGTTTGCTTTTTTTAGGTAAGATTTCGTTGGTTAAAAAAAATGATACGATAACAGACAAGAGAAAGATTGCTAACAACATAGTGGTTTGGTTTAAAGTGTGATTCCGATGGGGGATAGACACGCTTCGCGTGGCTATTTCCGTTTCGCTCTTTTGAGCTCATCAGTCAGCGTACACACGCTGAGACGGGGGGAGTGTCGGGGCGGTGTCTTTAAAGACACGCACCCGAAGGACACCCCCTTCGCACTCTAAAGATATTGTCGGATGTCGGGATGGATTGACCCGTCGTTGATGAACTTTTGAAAGTGCTTAGCGTACCCTAATACCTTGTTCACCTTGTCAGTGTCCCCGTTGTACATCGAGGTGATGATGGGGGTGATACGCTTAAGGAAGGCACTATGCGACCCCTTCACGTTCAACGAATAGTCCACCAATTCATAGAACAATTCGTACCTTCTCATCATCTGCTTAACAGATTCAAACTTAGCCACCACCCTAAATTCAACGATGTTGCTCTTTACCAAACACATCTGATACTTTGAGTGCCACCCGTTATAAATGCCCGTCTCAGTGCCCCCCTGCATACGTAAATTGTGACGGCAGAAAGAGTTTTTCAACCTATTGCGAAAGAGTGCCATAACAATGCCCGAGTAAGAGCGAATAAGGACCCTCAGTTCATCACCCGTCAACCCCTCAACCCCGATGTTTGAGTGACCACCGCACTGAGAATTTGAAGGGCTATAATTGTCTGAAATAATTTTCTCAGCCTTGAACATCATATCGAATACGGCAGTTCTCCACTGAGAGTTAGGAACAAGGGGTAACACGTGGGTAACCGCTTCGTAACCGCAAGACCCATCACGCTCAAACCCACAAAGTAGCTCGTACTCTCTCACCGCTCCACGATGAAGGGAGTTTTTCTCCACCTCAAACCCGATGGTAAACCTTGAACGATAGTCACCGAAAGACTCAATAAGGTTACCCCTTTGTGCTTTCTTGAGGTTTGCAATGTCTGAGGCTTTCGCTCCGCCCGAAATATCAATCGGGTGAGGCTTGTCGTGGTATCCTTGAACCACACCACGTGAAACGATGTCATTCCATCTGTTTGGTCCTGCTCCATGCATTTTAAATTCCATTTGATTAGATTTTTTTGGTTTCCGTTTCGTCCTATTGGACTCATCAGCGAGAGTAATCACTCTCGGACGGAGGCGGTGTCTTTGAAGACACCACCTTTGACTATTCGTAAATACCACCGCACTCACGACATCCCTCGATATTCTCACGACCCACCGCGTCAACAATAGCGTGCTGAAGAAATTTAATTGCACTCAATAACTCTGTAGTGTTATTGGTTGTCTTCATCTGCCCCGCCTCATCTATTCGCACCGAGATGTTACCATCGGGATGTTTGAAGGTCAAAGTGAAAATTGTTTGAGTGCGGGTTTCCACCTCAGCCTCTTCACTTTCCCCCTCGTTGTTCGTCTCCTCAGAAGCCCTTGCAAATTTGAGGAGGTTTTCCACTGAGCGAATTGGTTCAGATCCTTGACCCTCAAGTTCATCGCATTTCGCTTTGAACGTTTCAACCACCTCAGACTCAAGGTTCGCCACCTTCACCAATTTGTAGAAATAAGATTTTTGAAACCCAAATACTTTTTGAGCGAATTGCTCAGAGGTCCAAGCAATGCCCTCCTCGTTTAACTTCCTTTGACCCTCAGCAGATTTGAACCACTCGAAGGCATTGTTTACGTGTTGGCTCAGAGTAAGAGACTGCTCGAACTTCTTCTTCTGTCCGTTCTGAATTGTCCTTTGAAGGCTCCTGATTTCGTTCAAGTTCAGTGCTGATGCGACTTCTGACTGACGAAGGAAGGCTGTCTCGATTGCAAGTAATTGTGTGCTCATTGTTTAAAATTTTAATAGTGATTGATTAATTATTTGACAAATCTCGTCTAACTTTTTGACATTACCAAATTTTTTTACAAATATTTTTTTGAATAGGGAAAGATTTTTGTAAAGTATTGATAAACAAAGGGTTTCAGCGTGGGGAAATTGGGCGGAAAGTTTAAGCACGGGGGCAAAGGGACGGGGTCAGCCTCCTTACTCTCTTTGCTTTGTGTCTTCAAAGACACTACAGACGGGGGAACGGGGGCGAATTACGTGGGACCTTGAACGGGACGGGGGACGTAGAACGAACAAAGGAGGGGCGAATACGGGATGGGGAACGGGGACGGGGACAATTGCCACGGCAAAAAGCCAAAAATTTGCTGAGGGTCGGACGAAAAGCGACCCCCACCCCCTCAAAAAAAAGTCACTTTCGGTTCGGGTCCCGCCACGCAGAACCGGTATATAGCCCCCACACTACTATTATCTGAATAAAATTTTTCCTACCTTTATACCAAACTATATAGTATGCAATACAATGACTTGACAATTAAGAATGGTCGTCTTATAAACAACAGACCAAATAGTATGACAGGAATCCAACAGGCTGCTCAGATTAAAAAGGATTTGAAGAAGGCTGAGAAGATTCAGATGATGTCAGAGGCAGTATCTCTTGGTATGCAAAAAGCCGAGATGATGGAAGACCTTAAAGAGAAAATGAGATTTTAGTTTTGGTTAGTTAAAGTGTGATTCATTGCCCCTGTCTTTACAGGGGCTTTGTTTTTATTATTGTGTGCTTATAACACTAACCCCAAGTTTGTCTTTATTACCTGAAAATCAGGTAATAGATGACAGATTTTATGTCGATTTTTCTTTTCTAACTTATTGATATTCAACTTACTGATAGATTATGTCGATTTTTTCTTTACTTTCTAATGGGAAATAAATAATAAAAGGAGGTAAATATATATATATATATAGGGAAGGATAAAATTGTCATAAAACTATTTTTGGAATTTTTGATTCGTTATTATTAACTTTGTTGTGCATACTAAATTAACTAAAATGGAAATCGGATATTCACCTAAGGACTTACGTTTCGGAGAGGAAGGTAGGTCTAAACTAATCAAAGGAATTAATGCTATTGCAAATGCTGTGAAGAGTACATTGGGTCCCAATGGAAACACGGTAGTTATAGAATCACCAACACATACTCATGGTATCACTGTCACCAAGGATGGTGTAACTGTTGCGAAAGCGGTTGACTTGTTAGACCCCGTAGAGAACCTTTCTGTCAAGATGATGAAGGAGGCAGCCGACCGTACAGCTACTGCTGCCGGAGACGGTACAACGACCGCTATTGTGCTCACAGAGGCATTGGTGATGGGTGGTGTTGAGCATCTTCTTCCAACTCATAATCGTACCGAGGTGCTACGCAACATGGTGGAGATAAGTGGCAAGGTGGTGGAGAACCTCCGGAGACGTTCGAAGAAGGTCTCAGGCAGCACCTTAACTGACGTGGCTACTATATCAGCGAACAATGACAAAGAGTTGGGAAAGATTATTGCCGAGGTATACAAAGAGGTGGGGAAGAATGGTATAGTAACGGTAGAGAAGTCTCAGACTTCGGAGACTTATGCCGAGACAACTATGGGATTGAAAATTGACAGGGGGTATTTGAGTCCGCTATTTATCAACGACCAAAAGAAAGATGAGTGTGTCTTTGAGGACACTATGATTCTTGTAGCTGATATTGAGATAGGGAACATCCTAAACATTGAGAACATACTGAAGCCAATCATTACCGAAGGCAAGAAGCTTTTGATAGTTGCTCCTTGTCACGTTAATGTGGTAAACACATTGGCTGCGAATGTGATGAAAGGCAACTTGAAGATATGTGCGATACCACCGCCAAGTTTTGGGTATAAGCAACACGAGTTAATGCAAGACCTTGCAGTCTCCGTTGGAGCCACTTACTTCTCAGAAAAGACCGGAGACGATTTATCTCACATTACTTACGCTGACTTAGGTCACGCTGCTAAGGTGATAGTGAGTAAAGATAAGACCATTATCCTCAAGTCCGACCTGAAGATTGACTCTGTCAAAATTCAGGAACGAGTCACCCAACTATGGGACGCACACAAGGCTGCCAAGAGGAAGGCTGACAAAGATTTCTTGCTTGAGCGTATTGCCTCCTTGACAGGAGGGATTGGTGTCATCTTTGCGGGTGGCAATACTGACCTTGAGCAAAAAGAGTTGTATGATAGGATTGACGATGCGGTATGTGCGGTAAGGGCAGCATTAGAGGAAGGTATACTGCCGGGAGCGGGTAAGGCACTATACAGCGAGAGTCTTATTGCAATTGATGAGAGTTGGTCTGATGAGAAGAAGGCTGCTGTTAGAATAGTCTCCAATGCACTACGTGCACCATTACTTCAGATACTTGAGAACGCAGGGGTTCAGTATGGTGAGGTGTATGGCTCATTAAGTAACGATGGTGATGGATATAATTTAAAAACAGGTAAGTTTGGGGACCTAATCAAGATGGGTGTCGTTGACCCGCTTAAGGTCACTCGTTCTGCCTTGCAGAATGCAGTCAGTGTTGCTACGACAATATTGTCAACTAACGCTATCATCACAATGGCAAGAACCTATGACGCAAAGTAAAGTCGATAAGATAGCTGAGATGTATCCCGATGCCTTATTGGTTGATGGGATGGACGAGGCGATAATTGGTGTTGAAGAAAAAGATGGCAGGGTAGTATACGACTCTGAGATAATCATCAAGGTGCTTAGCAGGGACATGAGTGAGGAAGAGGCGATTGACTATTATGGGTACAATATTGTTGGAGCCTATGTTGGCGAGAAAACACCTATATACATCACAAGGCTATGAACGTAGGCGTTGAGAATGTAGCATACCCAATGAAATGCGAGCACTGCGGATACAAGTGGTTGGCATTGGTAGAGGCGAGCAAGATTGAGTGGAGTGAGTTCCACGTGGAACTACACCATGGTGATTTGCTTGAGTGTGCCAACTGTGGTGGATGGACTGAAATTGAAAGAGAAGATGTTTAGTACGGGTTCAATATTTATTACGGCATTAGCGGTGATATGTTCACTTGCATTTATAGTTGCGGGGGTATACTTCGTCAACAAGATATTTGTCAATGATACCAAGGAGATACTTGTAAAGTTTATTCTTCTTGTATTCTCGTCATTGGTGGGTGTGTACATAGTAGACAAGGTGGTAGCATTCAAGATACCACTGCTATCTGATAACCAAGACGCTGAGCTGTTTGACTTGATAAAGACACTCACACTTATGATATTCTCATATTATTTTGGAACCAAAAAAGAAAAAACTGATGAAGGCGATAGGGAAGAACATAGTAGTTAAGAACGTAGATGAGGAAGTTAAAACGGCTTCCGGCTTAATGCTGTCAGGTGACGACACCAATCAGCTACGCTATAAGCGTGGCATCGTTGTAGAACCGGGAACAGATGTGCTCACCTTGCAGCAAGGTGACGAGATATACTACGATAAGGCACATGGGTATACGATGATTATACATGACGTGCAGTATTCAATCATCCAAGAACGTGACGTCGTTATTGTGCTTTAGTTTGTGGTCTCGTATAGCCTTATTCATTCTCGTTATCATATTACGATAGACCTTATCGTTGTAGCCAACATTACGTTTATATAGTGGGTTATTAGTTGGGTTCATTGGTATCTCTTCCCCTTCAAGTTTATTGTAGATTGACTTAATCATTCTCGATGCTTTTATTGAGAGTCCATAGATAGCTTTCCTTGCATTTATCTTTGCTCTGAAGTTTTCAATCCACCCTTCCTGTCGTAGTCTTTCAAACCTGTCCTTATCCCAAGATAGGAGTTCGTCAAACTTATCAAAGTCATCTTTTGAGAAGTACTTCTCTGAGTACAAGAAAAGGAGAATATCAAGGTCTGCTTGGCTGAGTCCGTAGCGTGCTTTTACGTAATATCGGATGACTCTCCAAAACTTGAGGTAATCTGATTTCATTTTATTTTATTACATTTGTTGTACAAAAATACATAATTATGAAAAAAGACATCCCAAATCTTCCAAAGTCTTCAATGCTTCAACCTCCTGCAAGTGGTGGTGCAAAGAAAGTTGCTAAGAAAGCAGCAGTAAAGATGATTACTAAAGCTGCAAAAAAGCTAAAGAAGTAATGGCAGACAAATCAAAAATGAAATGTAACCGTGTTGTTGCATCGGATAGACCCGGCAAGAAACGAATGGTCTTAGCTTGTGCTAATGGTCAGGAGAAGCTGCTCCACTTTGGGGCTAAAGGCTATGGGCATAACTATTCAGCAGCAGCACGGTCGTCATTTCGTGCTCGTCATGGTTGTAGCGAAGCTAACAATAAGTTGACACCACGCTATTGGGCTTGCAAAAATCTTTGGGCAGGACCGGGAGGTTCAACTCAATCATCACCTAAATCAAGAAAAGGAAAATACTAATGAAAAACGGTCCCGTACCAAAAGACTCAACTAAGTTAATAACTGAAAGTAGGTTAATTAACAAATGGATGCCAACAGATATTGTTGCAAAAAGAGGTCCTGAAGGTAAGTCTATGTCTGCAAAAGAATTAATTAAAGCAGGATTATTTAAGGAAAAAGATGGAGATTTATTTCCAACAGCAAAATATGATATTCTTAAAAAAACAGGCGGCTTAAAAAAATACGGTTTATAATGAAAGCAATAAAAGCAAAAGCTAAGAAGTACGAGTCTAAGAAATCATTGGACGGACCGATGAAGTTCTTGAAGGGCAATGTAACACTACCTAAAAAAAAGAAAAAATGAACAGAGATTATCCATTAGCAGAAACTCCAAATCCTCGTAAAAATGTAAAACCAACTGCTGATAGCAGTGATTATTACGGAACTAAAGAATATATTTCTAAACTTAAAGCTTTAGGTTCAAATACAAAACCTCAAATGGATATGTATTTCAAAGAATCAGAGAAGGCAAAACAAGATAGGTATAGACAAAAACTTAAAGGAAAACCCGGTTATGATTCTAATGGATTTCCTAAAAAATAAATATTAATGAAAGACTCTTGCTATAGAAAGGTAAAGGCATCTTACGATGTGTTCCCATCTGCAAGGGCTTCGCAGGCTATTGCTAAATGTAGGAAACAATCAGGCTCTGTCCGAAGGACTGAGTCCGGAACTGCGTTAAAAAGATGGCAATCAGAGAAGTGGGTCGATACTAAAAGTGGTAAGGCTTGTGGTGCAGGTGGTAAGAATGAGTACTGTCGTCCAACAAAGAGAGTGTCTTCAAAGACACCAACTACCAAGTCTGAGTTGAGCCCATCCAAGCTTGCTGCTAAGAAAGCTGAGAAGGGCAGGGTTGGTATGGGAAAAAGAGTTTCAAAAGTTTAGTACCTTCGTAAAAATATGTTTGTACTTTGTCATAATAATATTGATGTATTTCATTTGGTTGAATTGAAACCAAATGCTAAGCTATTGAGTGGGCAACCTCATGTTGAGGAATTTGAAACCAAAGAACAAGCAGAAAACAGAATAAAAGAAATTAAGAGTGGGCAAAATTAGTACATATAGTATTGACGGTAACGTAACTCTTTCAGACAAGCTAATAGGGTCTGATGCTGAGAGTACTAATGCTACAAAGAATTATTTGTTAAGCGACATATATAATCTTTTTGCGTCTCAACTTGACCCGCAAGAAGTTGTTGGCAGTCCAATCTTTCAGCCTGATGTAATAACTTATTCAGGAACTACTGCAGGTGGAATTGGTATTTCGTTAGGCGAATATTCTCCTATTGTTTTTTGGAGTAGGCAAATACTTGCACCTAATTTGGTTACAGTTTATGGTACTATATATATGGAGGGTTCAGGAAGTTATGGGGACCCAATACTAAATACAATTAGTTTACCATCTTTAGAAACAGTATCATCATTAACAGATGCATCTGTAAATTATTCACTTTATATAAGTAATTTTCCATATTTACAAACACTAAACTTAAGTTCACTAAGAGTATTATACAACTCTAATACTTCTATAAGTTTAACAATTGAATATTGTCCTCTTTTAACAACACTTAATTTAAGTAACTTAGAAAGGGTTGATTCAAGAATAAGTATTTTTAATAATATTGCACTAACTACATTAGACATTTCAAGCTTAACAACATTTGATTCAGACTTTGATGGAAGTGTTAACGCATTTACTCAAGTAACAGTAGATGCAATATTAGACCAACTTGCAAATGTTGTAGGTCTTGCTAATAAAAGTGTTGATTTGAGTGGAGGAACAAATGCTGCACCAAGTGTAACGGGTGCCGGATATGTGGCTACACTTGTATCAAACGGATGTACAGTAACAACAAATTAATAATAAATAAAATCAAATCAAATGAAAGTAACACTTACGTATTTACAACTTCTTGACTTAGTAAAAAATGTAAACGCTACAGGTGCTGAGAAGGGAAGCAAGAAAGAATTAAAACTTAAAAAGATTGCTGACAAGATTAAGCCAATCTTGGATGAGTTTAATGAGAAGCGTTCAGATGTAAGACTTGACAATGCGTATACCAATGAGAAAGGTATATTGGAGTTAGATGAAAAGGGAGACTATAAGTTTACTAAAGAAGGTGCTAAGAAGTTGGGTCAAGATTTGAAAGAACTTCTTGAGCAGACTTTTGAGTTTTATCAATTCACATTTTCAACAGAAGGCATTGAAGACCTTACATTCCTTGCGGAATGGGTAGAGGGAATCGAAGCTGAAAAAATTAATGACGATGAAATTAACTGAACAAAGTAAAGGACTCGGAGATACGGTAGAAAAACTAACAACCGTTACGGGAATAAAAAAAGTTGTTGAGACTGTAGCTAAGGTTACAGGTAAGGACTGTGGTTGCGGAAAAAGAAAAGACACACTTAATCGTGTGTTCCCTTATAACAATCAAAAAACACAATAATGGCATATCAAAAATTACAAGCAGGCAGAGCAGCAGTCGTTACCAAGAGTGACACTGTAAATATTCCTGACCCGGCAGGTGGGGTAAACAATGGATGCGTTCTATATGTAGGTACAGCAGGAACGGGTGGTGTTCTTCGTGTTCTTACTGTAGGCGGAGACGATGTTACATTTTACAATGTAGCTAATGGAACCTTTATCCCTGTACAAGTACTTAGAGTATTTTCAAGTGATACAACAGCAACCAATATTTTAGCACTATGGTAATTGCTATCTCCATACAGATATGAACAATCACGAAAATAGTAGGTTTGATTATATGGCGGCAGAGTTAGACACGCTTAAGAATGACATGGCTGAGGTAAAGGCTATTGTTAAAGACATGCATAACCTACTTGCAGGTAATCCTATTGACAAGGATTCTAATGGATTGATAAGTGATTTCAAGCAGATAAAGAGAGAAGTATATGCCATAAAGGCTGAGTTAAAAAAGTACAAGTCATACTTTTATGCTCTTGTAACTTTAATTAGCCTTGGTGTTATAAAGATTGTTATTGAATTTTTAAAAGCTCAATGATGAATTTAACAAAAAACTTTACACTTCAAGAAATGGTTTTTAGTCCTACTGCCATTAAAAAGGGCATATCTAACAAACCTACTGAGCAGCATATTAAAAATATGCAGATTCTTGCTGAAAAAGTTCTTCAGCCAATACGTGAGCACATGGATTGTAGCATTAATGTCACTTCAGGATACAGGGCTGCATCTCTTAATGCTATCATAGGTGGGTCGACAACCTCACAACATTGTTTTGGTCAAGCGGCTGACCTGCAAGTTGAAGGAAGAAACCATGAGATGTTTAAATTCATTAAAGAAAATCTTGAATTTGACCAATTGATATGGGAGTTTGGTACAGACTCAGAGCCTTCATGGGTTCATGTGTCCTATGCAGAAGGCAAAAACAGAAAGCAGTGTTTAAAAGCTGTAAAAGAAAAAGGTAAAACTCAATACTTAAAGGTATGAGCGATAAAAAAAAATTTAAAGATACCAAAGTTGGTCAGTTCCTTAAGACGAAAGCTCCAAAAATTTTGGACAAAGTTGGTGATTTGCTTCCTGATTCGGGAGTTTTAGGTATTGTAAAAAATTTAATTGACACATCTCCTAATCTGACCCCTGAAGATAAGAAGTTAGCTCATGAGCAAATTAAAGAATTGTATGAGTTAGAGGTAAAAGACAGGGACTCTGCAAGAAATCGTGAGATTGAGGTTGGTAAGTCAGGCAAGATTGATTACTTATTTAACTTAACAGGTCTTATTGGACTTGGTGTTTTTGTTTTTATAGTGTATGCAATAGTTTACTTAGAAATTCCTAAGGACAATAAGGAAATATTTATACATTTAATAGGCATTGCTGAAGGAGTAGTTCTTTCTATATTCGGTTATTATTTTGGAAGTGCGGTAAAGAAAAACATTTAGTAGATGGCTAAGATTAGTACATATCCTGTTATATCGGTTCCTACATTAAACGACCTTTTAATTGGTACTGATGTAGAGAATGTTAATGAGACAAAGAATTTTACTATAGGAGACATAGGTGCTTTGATAGTAACAGGTAATTATGTGCCATACGTAGGAGCAAATCAAGATACTTTCTTAGGTGCGTTTAATATAACTGCAAATTCTTTAATTAATAGTAACGGTACAGCATCAGACTTTCTAAAAGCTGATGGTTCTCTTGACTCAACGGTATACCAACCCGCAGGAAACTATATAACAAGTCTTACAGGTGAGGCTACAGGGTCAGGACCGGGTGTTGCTACTGTAACATTAAGCAACGGTGCTGTGATAGGCAAGGTTCTTACGGGTCTTACCATTACAGGAGGCTCTGTTTCTTCTACGGATAGCATACTTCAAGCCTTTGGTAAACTACAAAATCAAGTAAATAGCCTTGTTGGAGGTGTTGTATACAAGGGAACGTGGAATGCATCAACAAATAATCCACTTATTCAAAGTGGAGTGGGTACAAAAGGTTGGTACTATGTAGTAAATGTTGCAGGAAGTACCAACATTGATGGCATTACAGATTGGAATGTAGGCGATTGGATTATTTTTGACGGAACTGCATGGCAACAGGTTGACAATACGGACACTGTGGTGTCGGTAAACGGTCAGGTTGGTGTAGTTGTACTTACAACTACCAATATTGCTGAAGGAACAAACCTTTATTTCACTGACAGCAGAGCTCGCCAAGCTATAAGCTTGACTACCACGGGAAATAGTGGTGCTTCTACCTACAGTAATCTAACGGGTATACTTAATGTGCCTGACTATACGCTTTCAGGGCTTGGTGGTGTACCATCAACAAGAGAGTTAACTATAAATGGTACTACTTATGACCTATCTGCTAACAGGTCTTGGTCTGTTGGTACGGTTACAAGTGTTGGGACCTCAGCTCCTTTGACAGGTGGTACGATTACGAGTAGTGGAACCATAGGAATTACGCAGGCGGGTGTCAGTTCAGATGGGTATCTGAGCAGCACCGATTGGAATACGTTTAATAACAAGCAAAACGCACTAACAAACCCTGTTACAGGTACGGGAACCATTTATTATCTTCCAATGTGGAGTGGTGTCAGTGCTCTTACCGACAGCATCTTGTCTTACTCATCAAACGTTGTAACATTTAACTACAATTCTGTATCAGGCGGTACAATAAACTACACAAATACAGGTGGCACTACATATACCTACACCATTCAGATGAATAATGTAGGTAGCCCAAGGCAAACATACCATGCATATACAGACGGTAACGTATTACAGCAGATTAATGGCAATGTTGTAAGTCAAAATTTACAAAGCGGTCAACTTGTTTTACCATACTACACAACAACAAGTTCATTTACGGGAACCCAAGTAGGATACCTTGGGTTTGATGCTTCAGGAAATATATTAACTGTTTCAGGTCCAAGTCTTACAGGGTATGTTCCTTATACCGGTGCTACTCAAGATGTAAATCTTGGGGAGTGGGGGCTTACAGCAGGTCAATTAACTCTTGATGTATCTCCTACAGGAACTGCTACCGTTGGTACAACAAGGTGGAATAATACAATAGGAAGTAGCGAAACAACCTTAAAGGGTGGCGATGTTTTATTAAAGAATGGTGTTGACTTGGTGGCAAGGGTTGTAAATAAAGTTACTCCTAATACTACACTAACAAAAGCAGGATATGCTGCAGTGCGTGTTAGTGGTGCACAAGGTCAAAGGTTAGCTGTTGCTTATGCTCAAGCTGATGATGACCCTAATAGTGCAGACACTCTTGGATTGGTATGCGAAACAATACCAACTAATCAAGAAGGGTTTATCTTATGTGTTGGTCAACTTTTAGATGTTAACACAACGGGGTCATTACAGGGTGAAACATGGGCTGATGGTGATGTATTGTATCTAAGTCCAACTACTCCGGGTGCATTAACAAATATTAAACCTAATGGGTCTACAGGGCACATTGTCGTAATGGGATACGTTGAGTATGCTCACGTTAACAATGGTAAGATTTATGTTAAGATAATGAACGGGTGGGAGCTTGATGAGCTTCATAATGTTTACATAGACACTCCTCTTAATAACGAAGGATTATTCTACACTTCATCTACTCAGCTTTGGGAAAATAAAAGTATAGCTACTGCACTTGGATATACTCCTGCTAATGAAGCCACTACGCTTACTATCAATGGTACAACTTATGATTTGTCTGCAAATAGAACGTGGTCGGTTGGTACAGTTACAAGCATAGGAACAAGTGGACCAATTACGGGCGGTACAATAACAAGTACGGGTACAATCGGAATTAATCAGGCTACTACATCTACTGATGGTTACCTTAGCTCTACCGATTGGAATACATTTAATGGTAAACAAGATGCAATTACATTAACTACAACGGGTACATCAGGTGCTGCTACATTAATTGGCTCTACTCTTAATATCCCACAGTATAGTGGTGGTGGCAGCATGGCTATTGGTGGTAGTATTACAGGTGCAACAGTAGGTTCGGTATTGTTTGCAGGCACATCAGGTGTTCTTGCTCAAGACAATGCAAGTTTTTTTTGGGATGATACTAATAATAGATTAGGTATTGGAACTGCAACACCAACAGCAGATATAGACATAACAAGAGGTGTAAATGCAGCAGTAGTTCATCAAATTAAAAATACAACCACAGGAACATCTGCACAAGCAGTTATGAATTTTATAGCAGATTCAAACAAAACTGCACAAATGCAAAAATTATCTACAAGTTTTGGAGCACCTGTTGCACCACTTTTGGCAGGTGATTTTTCTATAACAAATTATTCTTCAGGTCACATGGTATTTGCAAATAACTTTTCAACCGGAAGAATTAAATTTGCAGCAGGCGGTTCTACAACAGCACAAATGTCTTTAACAGCAGCAGGTAGGTTGCTCTTAGGTACAGTAACAGAGAGTACATTTATACTTGATGCAAATGGTACAGGAAGATTTACAGGAGCGTTAACAGTTACAGCAGCTAATAGTACAGCAACAGGAGGTGGACAGATTTACTTAAATGGAGCTACAGCAAATAGGATAGACTTCAACTCAAATGGTGTTGCTGCTCCTGCAACTACAACAAGGAGTACAGGAACAAAGATTGTATTATTTCCGGGAGTAAGTGCAACAGATGTTGATTTTGCTTTAGGTATAGAATCATCTACATTATGGTATTCAGTACCTAATGCATCTGCTTCATCTTTTCATAAATGGTATGCAGGCACAACCAACATAATGTCTTTATCAGGAACAGGTACATTGACATTAAGTAGAAACCAAAATGCAGCAACTTCAATATCAGCATCAAACACAACAAGCGGGACATCATCATCATCACAAATTTCAGCAATATCAGACGCTACATCAGGAGCTACTTCAATTGGAAAATATTCAACAACAACAACAGCGTATAAAATTATAGCAGCTAAGGATGGATATTTGTATAATGGAGCTGTTGCAGGAGATATTGGAATACTAAACGACTTTACATCAGGCACTATTAAATTTGCGGCAGGTGGTTCATCTACATCTCAACTTGTTTTAAAAACCACAGGGCAATTACAGCTTAACAACTACACATCAACGTCAGCTTTTACAGGAACTGCTGTAGGATTTCTTGGATTTGACTCATCAGGAAATATACTAAGCGGTACTCCTCTTGGATATACTATTCAAGCATTTGCAATTGCAACTGCCAACTTTACTTGGGCTGATAACGTACTATATTATATTGGAATGGGTCCAAGTTTAGCACTTTCAAGTAATTTGAACATAAATCCTATTTATATAACAAAAGCAGGAACAATAAAAGCCGCACATGTTGTAGCATCATTTTCAACAGTTGGTTCGTCTGAGAATTGGAGTGCTTATATTCTTATTAATGGAACAACTGCAACACTTATTGAAACAATATCAGTTAGTACAAGTACAAGAGATTGGAATAACGCTTCATTAAGTATTGCTGTTGCTGTTGGTGATACAGTTCAGATTAGATTAAATAGTCCTGCTTGGGCAACAAACCCTGTGTCTAATACAGGATATGCAGTTAATGCAACAATATATATAGAATAAAACAATAATTATGTCAAACATTGAACCAATTAATTTTCCTATTTATGGAGAAGCAACAGTACTAAATGTAACTGTTTTTTCGTTTCCAACTAATGCTTTAACTACAGATACGACTTGGACTTTAAATACTGCTGAAGGACTTCAGTGTGCCATAGGAAATTACATGATGACAGAAGAGCAATTTGCTGCTTGGGGTCAGGATAACACCGTAGTTGATGGATATGTAGCAGAAGCAATTGGGGTAGTAATAGTACCTCCAATCGTATAATAATTGTATATTTGTAATATGTCAAATAAAATTACATCGGAAGAACTTGCCAAGATTCATGAAATGAATACAAAGTATGGCAAAGCCAAGATGACTCTTGGTGATATAGAGCTAACTAAGCATGAGATGCTCAAGGAGATAGATAAGTTAAAACAAGAGTTTGATGAGAATGAGAAGTATCTCATAGATAAGTACGGAGTTGATGCCGTAATAAATATGAAGACAGGAGAAATAACACAAAAAAAACAATAATATGGCACCGGGAAAATTCATCGGAACACTTTTTCAGTCAAGGGACATGATGCATATCGCTCATCTTCAGACTACTTCATTTGCGGAGCATAAAGCTCTTGGCATGTACTACGACAAGATTCTTGACCTAACAGACTCATTTACTGAAAAGTACTTTGGTGCTAATGGAAGGGTTGAGCTTATTATACCTGAGGCAAAGAACCAAGACGCTACATCTCACATGAAGAGCATGCAAGCTATCATTGAAGCAGAAAGAGACAACTACTCTTCTGATTTGCAAAACATTATGGACGAGATGCTTGGTCTTGTTCACGAAACTCTTTATCTTTTAACTTTGGTATAATGGCTAAGATAAACAATTATAGCACCGATGGTAATGTTACTATTGCTGACAAACTTATAGGAACAGACGCAGAAGATGCTAATGCAACTAAGAATTTTTTAATTGCAGACATACTATCATTGCCATTGCCAAATGTTCCCGTATATGCAAACAATGCTGCTGCCCTTTCGGGGGGTCTTGTGGCAGGTAATGTATATAGGATAACGGGTACGGACTATTTAGGGGTAGTACATTAAATTTAATCTAATATGGATATAAGGAAAATATCTGTTGGTCCCGACTACAAGGGAGGGGCTATGCATTACATTGTTGGTCAAGATGTTCTTGGGGAGACTAATAAGATTCATCTCATAAAGTATGATGACGCCAAACAGTCTTACAAGATTTACATTATCAATGAAAACAAAGAAGTAATTCTTTGGAAAGAGTTTAATGCTACAATTCCTGTATCTATTGAATATAATATAAATTATTAATGAAATCACCATTTAACTTCATAGCGAAGCCGGTAAATGGAAAAAGATACGACAATACAAAAGAGATAGGTGGGATTGAAATAATAACAAGCACGTCAGAAGAAGACCACAAGTTCTCAAACAGATACGCAGAAGTCGTAGAAGTTCCTTTAAAGTATAATGGTCCTGTTCAAGTAGGGGACATACTTCTTGTTCACCACAATGTGTTTAAGTTTTACAACGACATGCGTGGAAAGCAGAAAAGCGGTAGAAGCTTTTTCAGAGATGACATATTCTTTATAGAGCCTGACCAATTCTTCCTTTACCGTCATGACGGTAAATGGAATACTTACGACAGATATTGCTTTGTAAAGCCTATTCCTGCTATTGATTCGTACGTCAAGAAACCTTTTACGGACGAGCCATTAATGGGGGAGATGGTCTATCCTAATCAATACTTGCTGACCCAAGGGGTCAAAATGGGGGACAAGGTTTGCTTTCAGCCTGACAGTGAATATGAGTTTACTGTAGATGGAGAAAAGCTTTATAGAATGTTTGACCACCAAATAACCATAAAACTATGAATCTAATTTTATCAGACAATGTAATTCAATTCCCCGAACAGTACGTTCAAGACATACTCGACAATGAGTTTGTGGACATATATGATGGGGCTAATGTATTTAAAAACATTCAACCAAGAGACCACAATGATGAGTTTGCTTTATACGTAAATGACTTTTTTCCTGAGTATAAGGTAGTTTGGAACTTTATTAGGAAGTCTCCAAAGGGACAAGAGGAGCCAAACTTTGTACATACCGATGAGATGATGGGAGACTTAACGGCTATTCTATATTTGAGTGAAAAGGCTCCGCCTGAAGATGGCACAACAATTTATGACCACGACATGAAACCTGCGTTTGTTGCTTACTCAAGATTTAATAGGATGCTTATTTTTGATTCTGCATTACCACACTCTCGTAACATATACGAAAACTTTGGTGAAGGAGATTTAAGTCGTTTAATACAGGTTGCATTTCTAAAGAAAGACAAATGAGTAGGGACATAAAGCTTAGAATAATAGAGGCGGGCAGACAGGCTGTTGAGCAACTTATAAAGGTTGCAAAGGAAGACATTATTAAGCCTGACCCTGATGATGAGCTTGCGGCAGATAGACTAAAGAATGCTGCTGCTACAAAGAAGCTTGCCATCTTTGATGCATTTGAAATACTTAACCGTATTGATGCAGAGAAGGAAAGCCTTGACATGATAGATAACGGAGTTAAGAGAACAGATACAAAACAAGGATTTGCAGAACGAAGGTCAAAATAGTATATATAGAATAGTTAAAGACTATATCCCAAAGACAGCCATTGGAAAGAAAAACAATGTGCGGTCTTGGAAGTATGGATATAATGAACAGTATGATATGGTCGTTATATCTAAGACGGGTCAAATAGGTGAGGTTGTAAACATTTCAGGACTATATATTGCACTTCCGCTTGCACCAAGTGAGTGTCTTCAAAGACACTCTAAAGACTCTGAACAGTATTGGCAGAGAGAATCAACACCTAAAGAGTTAGATAGGATTCAATCTATATTCCAATGGAATGATATGCCTGCTGAATTTAAGGACAAGTGGGTTGACTACATTGAAAAACAGTTTGACTATAGGGAACAAGGTTTTTGGTTTATGAACAATGGAGTCCCTACTTACATAACGGGGTCTCATTGGATGTACCTGCAATGGTCGAGTATTGACATAGGGTATCCTGATTACAGGGAAGCAAATAGAATATTCTTTATATTTTGGGAGGCATGCAAGGCTGACCCAAGATGCTTTGGGATGATATACCTGAAGATAAGACGTTCGGGATTTTCATTCATGTCATCATCAGAGTGCGTGAACATAGGCACGCTTGCAAAGGATGCTCGTGTAGGCATACTATCAAAGACGGGTGCTGATGCGAAGAAAATGTTTACAGATAAGGTTGTTCCTATAAATAGTAGGTTGCCTTTTTTCTTTAGACCCGTTATGGATGGTATGGACAAGCCAAAGACCGAGCTTGCGTATAGGGTTCCCGCATCAAAGATAACAAAAAAGAATATGTATGATGTTGATAATGAAGAGGTTAAAGGTCTTGATACTACAATAGATTGGAAAAATACTGAAGAAAACTCATACGATGGAGAGAAGTTATTGTTCTTGGCTCATGACGAGAGTGCCAAGTGGGTTAAGCCAAACAACATATTAAACAATTGGCGAGTTACTAAGACTTGTCTTAGGTTGGGTAGTAAGATTATTGGCAAGTGTATGATGGGGTCTACGTCAAATGCATTAAGCAAAGGTGGTGATAACTACAAGAAGCTTTATGAAGACTCACGTCTTGATTCACGAAATGCTAATGGACAGACCAAGAGTGGCATGTATTCCCTTTTTATTCCAATGGAATGGAACATGGAAGGGTTTATAGATATACATGGAATGCCCGTATATAGAAAGCCTCAATCTCCTATAAGGGGAGTCGATGGTAATATAATAACCAATGGTGCTATAGACTATTGGGAGGCTGAGGTTGAATCGTTAAAGAATGATTCAGATGCATTAAATGAATTCTATAGACAGTTTCCTCGTACAGAAAGCCATGCTTTTAGGGACGAGAGCAAGTCTTCTTTATTTAATCTAACCAAGATATATCAACAGATTGACTACAATGACTCATTGATAAAAGAGCAGCATGTAACAAGGGGTTCATTCCATTGGAAGGATGGAGAAAAGGACTCAAAGGTAGTATGGACTCCTGACAGTAGGGGCAGGTTTTTAGTGAGTTGGATACCTAACAGTAAAATACAAAATAGTGTAAGCACCCGAAACGGCATGAAGTATCCCGGCAATGAACACCTTGGTACCTTTGGATGCGACTCTTACGATATATCTGCTGTCGTTGGAGGAAGGGGTTCTAATGGTTCGCTTCACGGTATGACCAAGTATCACATGGAGGAGGCTCCCGTAAATCAATTCTTCCTTGAGTATGTAGCTCGACCTCAGACTGCTGAGATATTTTTTGAGGAAGTGCTTATGGCTTGTGTGTTTTATGGCATGCCAATACTTGTAGAGAACAATAAGCCAAGGCTATTGTATCACTTTAAGAACAGGGGATATAGGGCATTTTGCATGAACAGACCCGACAAACATTACTCAAAACTTACTAAGACTGAGCGTGAGCTTGGCGGTATACCAAACTCTTCTGAAGATGTTAAGCAGGCACACGCATCTGCTATTGAGTCTTACATTGAGAAATATATAGGAATGGACTTAGCGGGTACTTATAGGGACCCCGATGAGATGGGAACTATGCCCTTTACAAGAACGCTTGAGGATTGGGCTAAGTTCGATATAAACGACAGAACAAAGTTCGATGCTTCAATTAGTTCGGGCTTGGCGATAATGGCAAATCAAAAACACGTATATTTACCTGAGAAAAAAGAATCAAAAATAAGTATTAATTTCGCAAGGTATAGTAATAGTGGCAGTACAAGTCAACTTATTAGATGAAAGATGTAGTAGTTAACATATCAGCTACCGGCTTCCCCGGTCAATTTGTTTCAGATAGCGAAAAGGCTTCTGATGCTTTTGGACTTCAAGTTGGTCAAGCCATCCAATACGAATGGTTTAGAAAAGACGGCAATCAATGTAGGTATTATTCTCAGTGGAGAGACTTTAATAGACTGCGTTTGTATGCAAGAGGTGAGCAGTCTGTAGAGAAGTACAAGAATGAACTTGCTATAGACGGAGACCTGTCTTACTTAAATCTTGATTGGACCCCTGTTCCTATCCTTCCTAAGTTTGTAGACATTGTAGTTAATGGTATGTCTGACAGACTCTTTAAGGTTAAGGCTTATTCACAAGATGCAATGTCTCAAGCAAAGAGAAGCAAGTATCAAGACATGCTTGAGGGTCAAATGGCTGCGAAGGATGTTCTTTCTACAATACAGCAAGAGACAGGAGTCAATCCATTTATAATGGACCCTGAAGAATTGCCTGAGACTGATGAAGAATTGTCTTTATATATGCAGCTTAACTATAAGCCTGCAATTGAAATAGCTGAAGAGGAAGCTATCAATACAATATTTGATGAGAATCACTACCAAGACACTCGTAAAAGAATTGACTACGACTTAACTGTTATTGGTATTGGTGTTGCAAAGCATGAGTTTCTTCCGGGTGCAGGAGTTCAAGTGTCATACGTAGACCCTGCAAACATTGTATATAGCTATACAGAAGACCCATTCTTCCAAGATTGTTTTTATTGGGGTGAGATTAAGACACTTCCAATAACAGAGTTAATGAAGATAGACCCAACTCTAACAAGAGAGCAGTTGCAAGAAATTTCAATGTATTCTCAGAGTTGGTATGATTATTATAACGTAGCTCGTTTTTACGAAAACAGTTTGTTTTATAGGGACACATGTACTTTATTGTACTTCAACTATAAGACCACCAAGAAGATGGTCTACAAGAAGAAGATTCTTGAGAATGGTGGAACTCGTATAATTCCTAAAGACGATACCTTTAATCCTCCTGTTGAAATGATGCAGGAAGGTAATTTTGAAAAGATTGAGAAGACCATTGATGTATGGTATGATGGTGTTATGGTCATGGGAACCAATATTCTACTTAAGTGGGAGTTGGCTGAGAATATGGTTAGACCAAAGTCTGCATCACAGCATGCACTTCCAAACTATGTTGCTGTAGCACCAAGAATGTATAAGGGTGTTATAGAATCTTTAGTTAGAAGAATGGTTCCATTTGCAGACCTAATTCAATTGACTCATCTTAAGCTTCAACAAGTTATTGCTCGTACAGTTCCTGACGGGGTATTCATTGATGCTGATGGACTTAATGAGGTTGACTTGGGTACAGGTCAAGCTTATAATCCTGAAGATGCATTGCGTCTTTATTTCCAAACAGGTAGTGTAATTGGACGTAGTTATACGCAAGATGGTGAGTTTAATAATGCAAGAGTTCCTATTCAGCAGCTTACGTCTAACTCAGGAGCAAGCAAGACTCAAATGCTTATAGCTAACTATAATCATTACATGGACATGATTAGGTCTGTAACAGGACTTAATGAAGCAAGGGATGGCTCTATGCCTGACCCCAATTCATTGGTTGGTGTGCAAAAACTTGCAGCACTTAACTCTAATACAGCAACTCGTCATATCCTTGAGGGAGGATTATATATTTATAGGTCATTGGCTGAGGCTTTAACATATAGAGTTGGTGACATATTGCAGTATGCTGACTTCAAAGATGACTTTGCAAACAAGATTGGTAAATACAATGTATCAATACTTGAAGAGATTAAAGACTTATACATATATGACTTTGGTATTTTCATAGAGATTTCTCCTGATGAAGAGCAGAAGGCACAACTTGAAGCCAACATACAAATGGCTTTATCCAAGGGTGACATTAATCTTGAAGATGCAATTGACATTCGTGAGATTAAAAACCTTAAACTTGCCAATCAATTACTCAAAATGAAGAGGGTGAAAAAGCAGGATAGGGAAGAAAAGATGGCAATGCAAAAGCAGGCAATGATTGCACAACAACAATTGAAGTCTCAAGAGTTGGCGGCACAAGTAGCTATGCAAAAGTTACAAACAGAAACACAGTCTAAGATGCAACTTAAACAAGCTGAGATTGCATTTGAAATTGAGAAGATGAAGAACGAAGCAAATCTTAAGAGGATGTTAATGGCTGAAGAGTTTAATTACAGCATGCAACTTGCAGGAATTGAACAGTCTGCAGTTACCTCAAGGGATGATATGAAAGAGAAAGCAAAAGCTAAAAGAATAAGTCAGCAAAATACTGAGCAATCTAAATTAATAAATCAAAGAAAAAATAATTTACCTCCAATGAATTTTGAATCTAATGAAGATAGTTTGGATGGATTTGATATGGCTGAATTTGAGCCACGATAAAAGTTAATTATTTTTTGTATAATTTTGTAACAAATTAAATTTAATTAAATGGAAATTAAAGTAAGGGCAATTGAAACGATTGAACCAAAAAGTGTTCAAGAAGTAGAAAAGGAACTACTTCAAAAGCATGAAGAAGAAATTAATAATGTGCAAGAATATGTACAGGAAACTGTACAAGAACCTGTGCAAGAACCTCTTGAAGAAGAGTTAAGTGAAGATAAAGTTCTTTCATATATTGGTAAAAGATATAATAAGCAAATCAGTTCATTTGATGAATTGATGGCTGAACGTAAAGAGAGCGAGCCGCTCCCTGAAGATGTAGCCGCTTATATGAAATATAAAAAAGAAACAGGTCGTGGATTTGAAGACTTCCTCAAGTTGAAGAAGGACTTTGAAACTATGGAGCCTGATAGTCTTTTAAAAGAATATCTTGCTGTTACTCAAGTTGGTCTTGACGAAGACGACATTGAGGCTTTGATGGATGACTACAGATACGATGAAGATATCGATGATGAGTCAAAAATCAAAAAAGTAAAAATAGCAAAGAAGAAGGTTATTGCTGAAGCTAAAAAGTTCTTTACTGAACAAAAGGAGAAGTATAAGCTGCCGCTTGAGTCAAGCGGGATAGGCATCTCTGAAAGTGAAAAGGAAGAATATGAGGCTTATAAGCAATACATCCAACAGTCAAAGACGATACAGGAGGAGAATGACCGTAAGCGTAAATGGTTTGAGCAAAAATCAGACGAGGTCTTTAGTAAAGACTTTAAAGGTTTTGAATTCAATCTTAACGACAAGAAGATTACTTTTTCTCCCGGTGACTCTGCAGAACTAAAGAAAGCACAATCAAATCCAATGAACTTTATAGGTAAGTTTTTGGATGACAATGGCTTGATTAAAGATGCTGCAGGATACCATAAGTCTTTGTCAATAGCTATGAACCCTGAAAAATTTGCTAAGTTCTTTTATGAACAAGGATTAGCAGATGCAACTGACGATGTTATGCGTAAGACAAAAAATATAAATATGTCAGAACGTAGAACACCTGAGGTTATTAATAAGGGAGGAATGCAGGTGAAATCGGTGACACCGGACTCAGGAAGGAGTCTGAAAATACGAAGTATAAAAAAAATATAACAATTTAAAAATTAAAGAAAATGGCAGTTTTACCAAATCCCGGGTATCAGCTTCAGCCAAGTGCGGAGCAGGTCCCATTGTCAACAAACTATATTACCAACTTTAACTTCTTGAATCAGTATCTTCCTGATACTTACGAGAAGGAGTTCGAGCGTTATGGTAATCGTACAGTAGCATCTTTCCTTCGTTTGGTTGGTGCTGAAATGCCTTCTAACTCAGACATGATTAAGTGGGCTGAACAAGGTCGTCTTCACACTAAGTATGTAGATTGTTCTACAACAGGTGTTGCAGGTGATGACTCAGCTACAATCACTGTTAATGATGCAGGTGTTACAGCTATTGCTATCCGTGCAGGACAGACAGTTTACATCTCTGATAATGCTACAGGTATATCTAACAAGGGTATCGTAACATCAGTAGATTTAACAACTAATGAGTTTGATGTTGCTTTCTACGAAGCAGGTGGTCAAGCTTATGCAGTTAGTGCAACACTTTCTGTTTGGATTTATGGTTCTGAATTCAAAAAAGGAACTGTAGGAATGATTGGTTCTCTTGAAGCTCAAGATGAGTTTTTTGATAACTCTCCAATCATCATCAAAGATAAATACGCTGTAAGCGGTTCTGATATGGCACAGATTGGTTGGGTTGAAATCACAACTGAGAATGGTGCTACAGGTTATCTTTGGTATCTAAAGAGTGAGCACGAAACTCGTCTTCGTTTCGAGGATTATCTTGAGACTGCAATGATTGAGGCTGTTCCTGCTGAGTCAGGTTCAGGTGTTGCTAACTCTGCCCTAAACCCAATCTACGGTAACAAAGGTTCAGAAGGTATCTTCTACGTTGTTAACGACCGTGGTAACGTATGGGGTGGCGGTAACCCAACTACATTGGTTGACTTCGATGCTATCATCTCTCGTCTTGACAAGCAAGGTTCTATCGAAGAGAACGTAATCTTCGTTAATCGTCAGTTCAGCTTTGACATTGATGATATGCTTGCTGCTCAAAACAGCTACGGTACAGGTGGTACTTCTTATGGTCTTTTCCAAAACGATAAGGACATGGCTCTTAACCTTGGATTTACAGGGTTCCGTAGGGGTTATGACTTCTACAAGTCTGATTGGAAATACTTGAATGACCCAACTATGCGTGGTGGTCTTCCAACAGGAGCTTCTGCTTCAGGTACTGTAACAGGTCTTTTGGTTCCTGCAGGTTCAACAACCGTGTACGACCAAATCCTTGGCAAGAATGCTAAGAGACCATTCCTTCATGTTAGATACCGTGCTTCTGAAACAGAAGACAGAAGGTATAAGACTTGGATTACAGGTTCTGCCGGAGGTGCTCAAACAAGCGACCTCGATGCAATGGAGGTTAACTTCCTTTCTGAGCGTTGCGTATGTACTCTTGGTGCTAACAACTTCGTGTTGTTCCGCTACGGTTCATAAATATAAAAAAGGGGAGTGTCTTTAAAGACACTCTCCTTATTTTTTAATTAAATCAAATTATATAAAATGAAAAAGAATTTGTTATCAACGGATAAGATATATAAACTTAAAGGAGAAGCAGCTCCATTATCTTACACACTTCCATCACGAAATAATAAAAGATACCCTCTTCTTTGGTTTGATGAAGAGAATAACGTAAATAGACCTCTTAGGTATGCCATCAATCAAAAGTCTCCTTTCGAGGATGAGCAAGATGGTAACGCTATTGTGGAGCCTATTATATTTGAAAATGGATTTCTTAGAGTTCAAAGAACAAACCCTGTATTACAGCAGTTTCTTCATTATCACCCTTTAAATGGGAGAACCTTTGTTGAGGTTGATTATGAAAAAGATGCTACAAAAGAGGTTGAGAATCTTACTGCTGAAGTAGATGCATTGGTTGAAGCCCGTCAGCTTAGTATAGAACAACTTGAAATAGTTTCAAGAGTTCTTTTTGGTAAAGACCCGTCAAGGTATACCACAGCAGAATTAAAAAGGGATGTACTTATTTATGCTAAAAAAGACCCTAAAGGGTTTTTAAATATGCTAAACGACCCAATGCTTAAGGTTCAGTCTAATGTTCATGTATTCTTTGAAAACAAGTTATTGACGTTTAGGAATGGTCGCAAAGAGGTGTGGTTCAACACGGTATCAAATAAAAAGAAGATGCTTACTGTACCTTATGGGGAAGACCCATACTTCTCAGTGGCTAATTATTTAAGGACTGATGAGGGTATTGATGCTTTAAAAATGTTAGAAAACAGCATATCTTAGATTATGTAGTCTCATGGTTTAAAGTCCGGGGGGTACTTCTGTACCCTCCTTTTTTTTATTTATCTTTGTAAAAAGAACGTAGATGATTAATTCAGTTAGAAATACGGTATTATCTATTTTGAATAAAAATAACTATGGATATATATCTCCATCTGATTTTAATTTGTATGCAAAACAAGCACAGATGGAATTTTTTGAGGAGTACTTTTCCTCATACAATAAGATTATAAATATGGAAAATGCCCGCATGTCGGGAACCCAATATGCAGACTTAAAAAAAGTTTTAGAAGAGGCGATAGAGATATTCTCTGTCACGTCTTCTTTATCTCAAGTAGCTGTTGGGCAAAATAGATATTATGTTCCATCTGTATCTACAACAGGATACGATTATTATATGATTAATAAAGTTCTTTGTTATGATGCATCAGGAATAACAAGAACTTTTATGGGAGAGGCTGAGAAGGTTAATCACAGCAAAATAACCATGTTGAACAACTCTCTTCTTACGGCTCCAACAGAAACATATCCTGCATACATTCAAGAGGGTGGTGTGATGACTGTTTATCCGTCTACAATCAACTTGCCTAATGAGGTTGATGCACAGTACTTCAGGTATCCTAAAGACCCTAAGTGGACCTATATTACTCTTGGAAGTGGCGAGCCTGTATTTGACCAATCTCAACTTGACTATCAAGACTTTGAGGTTCCAATTGAGGATGAGTATAAATTAGTTATGAAAATATTACAATATGCAGGTGTGTCTATAAGAGAGATGGCTCCTGTACAATTTGGTGTTGCACAAGAGCAGCATGAACAACCAACATTTAGTCAGCAACAATAATAAGTTATGGCATATATATCTCAGTATCAGTATTACACAAATAATGGAGTAACTCCTGAAAATAAAAATTGGGGTTCATATCAGTATGTAAGCCTTTATGATATTGTCAATAATTTTTTATTGATGTATTCGGGGAACCACTCTCTTGTTAACAATGAGCAGAGGTACAAGATATTGTTTCATGCAAAACGTGCAATACAAGAACTTAATTATGATGCCTTTAAAGAAATAAAGGTATTGGAACTTACGGTTGATGATGGACTCAGGTATGTTTTACCCTCTGATTTCGTGAATTGGGTTAGAGTCAACCTTTACAAAGATGGCTATCTAAGACCACTGACCGAAAATATACAAGTCCTTTCATCAACCGCCTATTTGCAGGACCAACAGGGCAATATATTATTTGACCAAAATGGTAATGTGCTTGAGCCCGAAAACTCTGAGATAGATTACGATAGACTTAGGGGTACTAAGAAAAGTATATACCTAAATCCTCAGAGCAGATATAACGGTCAATACGGTTGGGATGTAAATGGTGTTTGGTATTTTGATTATAGCCTTGGCGAAAGGTATGGTTTAAATACTGAGACAGCAAACTTTAACCCGACATTCAATATTGACAAGAAGGCGGGTGTTATTAATTTTAATTCAGACATGTACAACCAATCTGTAATACTTGAGTATATATCAGATGGTATGGAGAATGGTAATGATGCAAATGTTTCTGTAAATAAATTATTTGAAAAGTATATATATGCGTATATTCAATACGAAATTCTTAACTCCAAGTTGGGTGTACAAGAATACGTAATTAATAGGGCAAGAAAAGAAAAGAGTGCTTTACTTAGAAACGCTAAAATTAGAATGAGTAACATACATCCGGGTAGACTTCTTATGAATCTACGTGGCATGGACAAGTGGCTAAAATAATATGGCAAATATTACAAGGAACTTTACGGCAGGTAGAATGAATAAGGTTGTTGATGAACGCCTTATACCCGATGGCGAATATATTGATGCTATTAATATTCGCATGGGTTCTACCGAGAAGTCAGAAATAGGTGTTATTGAGAACGCAAAAGGTAATTTACCATTAACAAGAATTACATACATTGATGGGACCCCATTAAGTGAGTTTGCAAGATGTATAGGTGCGATTGACGATAGTGCAAATGAAACACTATATTGGTTTATTCACGACTCATTGTTTCCTATAGGAGCCACAGGAAAGCTTGATATGATTGTGTCATATAACACCAACACAAACATACTAACGTATCACGTTATTAGTATTGATGATGGAGATGGTGTAAATACAACACTTAATTTTAATCCACAATATCTCATTACAGGAGTTGATATTGTTGAAGATTTAATATTTTTTACAGACGACTACAATCCTCCAAGGTTTATAAACAGGAAAAGAAACTATCCAAATCCTATACTTAATATAGACCAATTCTCAGCAGAGTCTATTCTTGTAATAAAGAAGCCACCTACTGCTGCACCATCTGTACAGCCAATAGTTACAGGGGGGCAGGATAATTTTATGGAGGAAAGGTATATATGTTTTGCTTATAGGTATAGATACCAAGATGGTGAGTATACCGCAACATCTCAATTTTCAGAACCTGCATTTATACCAAAGGCATTTGAGTTTAGTATCAACAGCTTTTTGAATGAAGGCATGGTGAACCTTGCAAACTCTGCTATTATAACATATAATTCAGGTGGACCACTTGTAGTTGGAATAGACCTTTTATTTAAGGAGGCTCAAAGCAATGTAATTAAAGTTATTGAAAAGCTTGATAAGTCTGACCTTGGACTTGCTGACAATACTGACTACACATACGTATTTACAAATAGTAAAATATTTACTGTTCTTCCTCAGTCAGAGTTATTGAGGTTGTACGACAACGTACCCCTTCTTGCAAAAGCTCAAACCATAATGGGCAACAGGCTTATGTATGGTAATTATGTTGAAGGGTATGACATGATAGACAAGCTTGGTCAACCCGTAAGATTTGAGTACACCGCAAATTTAATTACAGAATCTGTAGACACAACTCAGCTTGTGGACACTACAGGCAATGGAACTTACAATATAGATGGAGCTCAATCAATACCAAATTCAATACTTTATTTTGACCTAACAGGAAAAGAACTTGTAACAGGCTCTTCTATAAGTGCTGAAGTAAGGCTTAATCATTATTCATTCTCAGGAGATACGCCTCCGCCTACAGAGCAATCTGAAAACATAAACATTACACTTTCATTTATATTAAATAGAGATTATAGTTCTGTTTACGACTTGGCTACAAGCGTAGAGTTTCAGCAAGCTATAGGAACAATATCAAATATAAACCCTGTTTATCCATTTACTCCCGGTGGGACAACTTTAACTGACCAATTTAATGATGCATTGCCATTAAACTTGGATGCACTTACAAAATATGCAAGCGGTATTAGCTCAGGCGGTCAACCAATAACTGTACTTACAACCCCCGGAAGTCAACTTATAGGTTTACAGTTTGTGGCAATGAGATACGTTGACAATACTGCCGCTCCAACATTTAACGTGTATGAGTATTACTCTGTTGCTTTTGCTGAGGTGACGTATCAAAAAATAAATTCACCTCGCAGCTTGCATAGTAATAGAGGTTATGAGATTGGTATCGTTTATATGGACGAATTTAACAGGGCATCTACTGCTTTTGTTAGTCCAAACAATACAATACATATACCATGTGCAAATTCAAGTACAAAGAATTCAATACAGGTAACGATACCTACAACACAAAGGGCTCCATATTGGGCTAAGAGATATAAGTTTGTTATTAAGCCTGATGAAGAGAACTATGACGTTATTTATAGCAGTATATTTTTTAATGACCCCAACTCAAATGATGTTTACTTTTTACTTGAAGGAGAAAATTCAAGAAAGGTTGAAACGGGTGATAGGCTTATTGTAAAGGCAGACACAGGAGGTGCAACAACAGGATGTGTATATGCTACTGTTCTTGAAAAGGAATCAAAGGCTGAAGGTTTTATAACAATACCAAGTGAGCTTGACCCTACTGTAGATATTAATGT